AGTATGTTTCAGTAAGAGGCTGAATGCTTCCATCAAACGGACAAGTCACTGTAAAGTTATTATTCGTTGAAGATGCAAAAGATGTTAACCCTCCTGGACAAGTAGGACAAGTTTGTACTGGTAATAATAATCCAGAACTTTGTTGTCTTACATTTCCTCCAACACTATAATATCCGTCTGTTGCTTTAGTTGTCAAATTAGTATCTGTATACACAGCTGTTGCACTTGACAATGAAGCACCGTCTATGTAATATGTACCTGATGTACTACAAGTACAACAAGAATCTATTGCAGTAGATGCATCGTAACACAATGTAACTGCTGTTCCATGTCTGTAATCATATATTAAATATAAATACTGGTCAGAACCAGAAGGCATTGTAAAGTTAGCTTGATATGCATTTGGTCCACCTGTTATTGGCGTTGCTGATGATGAAGCTGACAATAAGCTTGTTATGTCTGCTTCTGTATTATTATATAATGTACCTGTTCTTAAATATTTAAATTCATCTACAGTATTATCAAATTCAAAATCATCTGTAGGCTCTATCTTATTAGAGATAATGCTCACTGTAGCTCCATTAGCTGGAACAACTCCAGCTCCTTGAGCACCTGTAATAGATACATATTGAGAAACTAGTGGGGCTTCAGAACCTTCAGCAAACTCCATTTGTGTACTGTGTAATGGAGAAACAAATGTTCCATCTGTCCATCTATATTGATTATGAATAAACTGTCCTGCATCTCCATTGTTTGAAATAGATATTTGGAATATTGTAATATCTGCTGCATCAGGACATCCTACTGTTATTTCTACAGTCGCTTGACCTTCTGAAGTTGTAACTTGAAAACTTGAGGTCTTATCATTTACAAGATTTTTATTAAACGTATATGAACCAGATGTTGAAACATCTCCTGAAGTAGTTGTAGTTGAATTGTAGGTATTACTAATATTTATAGTTCCTTCTACATTTACAATATTATAAGTCACAGTTGAAGTTCCAACAAATAAACCTAAATCAATATCAAAACTTGTTGTAGTTCCAGAATTTATTAAATATGTTTTACTTATACCACAGCTTATGGCTTCGGTAATTACAGGAATATTTGTTTCATTAGAGCTTAATACATATTCATTCATATATGGGTCATACCCTCCTAGCTTTTGTGTTTCAAAAGATTCAATAAATAAATCTCTAAACCAGCTTCTCATACCATTGCTAGATATAATTGTTAGCTGTTCGTTTTTAAATGAACTTCCTTTTAACTGAATAACACATCCTCTTTTAGAATCTGTAAAATATTTATCATATCCCCATTTAACATAGCTTTCAGGATTAAATCCAATACCATACTTTTCAACTCTAGCGATTTGTGTGCCTAAAACCTCTGGTATTGAAGTCAACGCTCCACCTCCTGCAGCATCAGATAGTAAATTCTTCCCAGAAAGTACATAAGATATTTTGTCTTCTTGTAATGTAAGTATATCTGTTTCTCTACCATCAATAACTTGAATGTCACCAAAGCTATCTTCAAGTGGTTTAAAGTTTGCCAGCCCTAAATTAAACTCGTTCAATTTATTTAAGTTGGTCTCATCATTATATACTCCACTATATGTTAAGTCAGCAAATCTATGAGCTGATTTATAATCTACATTTGAAACAGCTGTTACTCTGTTACCTAATTTTATAGGTTCTCCTTTAATTGAATCTCTTATTTTAAAACTTTCTACACCATTTCCGTAAGTGTAACAGTTAAAAAATTGCGTGTCTACAATACCAGCTACCCCTCCACTTATGTTTTGGTTTTGGATATTTCCAGAATGGTTTCCATTAGCATCTATAGAATATGAAGTTGAAGACTCATACCATATATCTAAAGACTCAGATGATGGGATAGTTTCAAATACACATAAATCTGATGCAGGTACAATATCAAACACTGCTCTTATTGTAGCCATGTTTTGAGTAAAAAATGCTGAACCCTCACATGACCTTGTTCCTGATATTAATAAATATTGAATATTATTAGCAAGCCCTGGGTCATAAAATTTATAATTCATTTCACAAAGTGATACAGGAATATCTGTAGCAGAACTTGCGTTGCCTGCAATAAAATTACTTTCTAACTCACTACAGCTACCTGTAATTGCTACCCCTTGTGTTTTTATAGATTGAATGACATTATCTCCAACAAACCAATCTTCAAAACTATCATAACTTTGAGAGGCAGTTAAAACCAAATTTTCAACATCATACTTAATTTCTGGACAAGCATACGGAGCATTTTTCCCACGTCTTTCAAATAATAAATTAATTGTTATTTGAGAACCTGCTGGAATCGGTATGTCTTCATATTGTGAAGTTGTATCATTATATTTTCTAACTTCTAGCTGGTCCATTATCACATATTCATCTCCCTTTGGTTGACGTTTTATAGCAACCAAACTTTCTCTTTGGTCATCACTTCTTTCTGCAGTAAAATCAGTTGCTTTTATTTTCATATATACCCCCGTCTCTGGAACTAAAGCAACACCATTACTATCTGTAGGTGCTGGGTCAAACTCTGGAGAATCAGGCGTTAATGTTTTTTTATCTAACACAGTTGCATAAGCACATCTACCTAGTGCTCCTTCTGTATCTGCCTTTACTTTATATCTATCACCTATTTCAACTTTTAGCTGATTTTCTCCTTCTAATAAAAAGTATGTTGCACCTTCTGAAGTTGAATAATAAAATATATTACTATAGATAGTTTCATAATTTTCTTTATTTGGCTTCATGACAAACTTATATCTTGTAGCCCAATAAGGTGCAATCTGTTGAGTTGGAATAGTTACTCTTGCTATGTTTTGCGTGGTTGAATTAAAACACGGAACATGAATAGAGCTGTTTTCACTTACCAATGCAGTAGATGACCTGTTATAATCATCCATATATACTATACCTATTTCATAATCTCTATCACTATGAAGGCTTTTTGAATCTGCAATATTTGCATAAGCTGCTTCAGCAAAAGTAATTGAATAGTATTCATACACATTTGAAGTAGGCGTTGCTAAATCATCTACAAATCTAACAGCTAATAATTGTAATCCAATTGTATCGCTAGATGTTGTTGTTATAATATCAATAGGTTGTCCTCCTCCACTAATACCACTATCATATTTATTATATGAATCTAATGTGGCAGGTATAATACAATTAAACTCATCCGTAAATGTTGTACCACTACAAGATGTTGGATTAGTTGCATGATATACTGGAAGTATATTAGATGCTGTACCAATTTTTTCCTGAAAATCACTGCTTGTTGCTAGCGCATATACACTAGAAAAATCTTGCGGTAATATATATGTAAATTCTAAAAATGTTGATGGAGTATCTTCGCTTGGAGTTGCAGCTCCAGTAAACTGAGCGTGCTCAAATCTTATTGAAAAAGTTATTGAAGCTCCTTGAACTAAATCTAAACCAGCTAAATCAAACTCTACAATACTATCATTAATAGTAACAGCACTATCATAGCTATAACTACCATTATCAGTAGTATCTGTAATACTTTCCTCTCCTACACTATTTGTAACTAAAGTAGTTTGATATTCTAGCTTGACAGATTCTCCATTACTATCCACTAAATTATACCCCTCTAAATAATTTCCATAAATTAATCTATTGCCCATTATTGTTTGAGCTTTAGCTTTTAATGGAACATTGTCATAAAGTCTTAGTATTTCACTTTCTGGAAGTATTGTAAATATTTTATTATTAGAAAAATTATATACATAATCTGTATTATCAGCATATCCTAATTCTTCTTTGTTTAGTTTTTCTATAGACTTTATAATGTTAGTGTTCATGTCCTTATATAAAAGCTCTATCTCTTTTACTAAGGGGCTTCCTGAATTAAATGTAACATTAGCCTGGTTTGCTGCGTTTTCAAAACCATCATTTAAATACGCTTCTGTTGTAAAATTAAAAGGTTTCGGAATAAATGCTGGAGCACTAAATTGTGATGTTGCAGAATATTCATTATCCTCATACTTGTATCTATATGCAAAAGACAAAAATTTATCTTCCAATAAATTGTCTTGTGAGTTAGTTGTTATAGCCTCTACAGTTGGAGAGTTAATCGGAGGTTTTTTAATTACCAATAAACTTTCTGCACTAAACTGGTCCATATTGCCTGATGGATTTGGATAGTTTCTTGTAACATTTATAACTCTAGGTGGATTATTGTTGTCTGTAAAAAACAATAAATCATCCACAAGATTTATGCTATTAATTAAATACTCAGGGTCAAAGTCTAATGTAGTGCTAACACAACCTCCATCATCTATACTTATAACGTGATATGTTAAAATATTTGTATCAGCTTTAAAAGAAACAATCAAGTCTAATTTACCTGTTGCCCCTACTGTAAATGCTGGGTCGTGAACAAACCAATATAATGTAGAGTTTGCCCCATCTTCATAAGCCCCTATACATTTAGCACTAGAGCTTAATGCTGTTCCGTTATATTCTAATGTAGTAAGCTTTTCGTTTCCTTTTGAGTTTTCTACTGAGCCTATTTCACTTTCTTCTGTAGAACCTAATCTAACATTTAAAGCATCTATATATTCTCCATTGGGGACTAAGCGTTCATCAACGCTTTTATTCATTCGCCCTGCAATAAAATTTCTTTGAGTGTTAGCCATATTACTTTAACCATTTTGATTGTCCTCTTAGATTCATTAGTAATCTTCCAGGATGAATATTGCTTATTCTAATTTTAGCATTCCTTAAAAGAGCTTGCTTTCTTCTTCTTGCTCTTGTTACAATATATTCTTGAACACCTAATTTAGAATTTAAAATTGCAAACTCAATTGCGGCATATACATACTCTTCAAACAATTTGTTTACACTTATTTCACTGTTATCTCCATTCTCCATTCCATCTGAAATATATTCAAGAACACACAACTCTCCAGCCATTTCAGAACTAAAGTTGATTACTCCGCTTTTTTTATCTATTCTAAATGTAGGATTAAAGTTTGCTGTTTCTGTATTCAACCCAAATCTATCACCTACTTCATAATCAAAATACCATAGCCCATCATAAAAATATCCTTCAAAACCATTGAATGGACTGTTTTCATTTAAGTATATACTTTTCTTTCCTCCATATATTCTTTGGTGGTCTATAATAGAATCTTCTGGTTTTAATACGTTACCATCTTGGTCAAATAATATTTTATAATTACTGTCTTGTAAATAAGCATCTGCGTAATTTACTTGTATATTTTCTGTTAATGGTCTTAATACACCATCTTTATAAAGAGATATTCTAACCCAGTTTACATAATCAGATGGCAAAACAAATTTTAAAAGATTAGAAACCTCAAGCTCTAATACTTTTACTTCTTTAAATGCATCATAGTTTAATTCTTGTATTGCTCTCTTTGCATGAAATAAAACCTTATATCTCTCTTCATTGTTTACAAGATTACTATTACCAGCATACATTAACATAAAGTTGTTAACTACATCTCTCAAGTTGACATATTGATATGAACCCCAGTTTTTATCTTCTGGAGAGTTCCCGTTATTCTCGTAATATTTATATTGATTTATATATGCCATAACTTATTATCTTTCTGTTTGTGCGTCTTGTTGTTCTTGAGCCTGACCAAATTGTACTGCCTGTACTTCTCTTATAGACATTCCTGCAAACTGTAATATCTTCATCACTAAACTTGGTTCATCATCTAAAGGAAGTTCAAAGTCTTGAAAGTCTGGTTGAGATTGGTCAAAAGAAGGTTCACCTCCAGACAATGAAACATAAGTCCATTTAGGGTCTTTAGGGTATCTTATATATTGACATCTTACTTGTCCAAATCCATTTAAGTTTGATGGGTAAACAGTTAATATGTTTCCGTTTTCTACATATCCAGGAAACATTTCACTTGGAGAAGTCAATAATGATGAGTTCAACATATTTATTTTAGAGTTAGAAACTTTTTCAGCCACATTTACATTGGCTGTACCATTATATATTATATACTCTTCACCAAGATTATCAAATATATCTGCCGACAAACTAAGTGTCGTTGAAGTTGTTGGCGTTGCAGTAACTTCTGCAGCTTCTTTTGTAAAATCATTTACAACTATGTCTCCTATCTTTACTCCATAATTTAAAAAATCCCCAGTAGCATCAATTAATTCATAAGCTGATACACCAGTACACACAGCACTGGTAATTGTTTCTGTATAACAGTATATTGTGTTTAATAAATAATAATCAAAACCCGTAGTAGATATTGAAGGGGCATAGAAATTATTTGCCATGCTATAATCTGTGACAAGAGTCTTAGATAAAAAATCATTTCTTGAAAAAAGATTTATTGCCTCTTCATACCCTTTTTTAATATCAGCCAATCCTGTACCAGATTGTCTTGCATTCTCTTTATTGATTTGATAATTATATTGATAAAAATAATCTTCAAAAATATCTAACTGAGCTTGTTTTGCAAACAGATTAAAATCTTGTGGAGATAAGTATCCATAATTGTTCTTATTCAATATAGACAAAACGGTATTTCTTACTGAATTTATCATGTTAAAAATTCTTTTTACAAAGATAACTAAAAAAAAAAGAGGCTCTAAAAACAGAGCCTCTCCTTAGCCTAACCATAAATTTATATTATGATAACAAAATTCTTATTACTTGTCTAATATACAATAAAATTTATAATGTTGCCTTTTTTTCTAAAAATTTTAAAACCTCTATACCTTCATCTGATTGGAAGAATCCACATAGAATATCTATAGGGTCTTCACCGTATGGTATAGTTGTTAGTTTCTTTTTATTAGAATCTAAATTAAAGTATACATCTCTTTTATTATTTCTATAGGTTAAAAGCTTATTATCAAAAAAGCTTTGTACTGTAGATTGAAGCTTTAACGTAGGGTCACTTACAGCATTGAGAAATGAACCTGGCTGTCTTTTAGCATAAATAAGTAAATCTCTTTTTAATTCAGAAGAAGACACCATTGATGGGTCTTTACCAAATATTACTCTATACAATGTTTCAGACTGCTCAATGCTAAGTTGTTTAGCTTCTATTAACGCTTCAACTTCTAAGTTTAATGATTCAACTTCTGCTTCAGCATCTTTTTGATTATCAACTTCTATAAATTTATTACCATTAAAAGGATGGTAGTGTAGAAATTGTTGTAATACTTGATTATTTCTTGGAACTCTTAAAAAGCCATCTTCAAATATAACAGGCTCTACAATAGCGTTTCCGTCTTGCTCATCTTCAAAAGGAGACTTTTGGTTTCTAGCATATCTTAATGCTCTGTTTTCTCCTCTTTCTTCATCAAACCACATTAAAGGGAATCGTCTTGAGTTTCTTGTTGGCAGCATAAAAGAAAGTGGTGCTGCATCTTTTGTGAGTTTGTAGATTTTATCTACGAATTGTGTTTTTTTCATTTGATTTAATTTAAATTTTATACAAAAAAAGAGAAGGTGTCTTTAAAGACACCCGCTCTCTTTATTAAATATTAGTCTTCAAAAATGAAGAAGTTGTTTGCACCCATAGTACATACACATCTTTCAGATAAGAAGTGAACTTCCATAGCGTCTAAGTCGCTATTCATCGCTCCACCTGCAGAACCTGTAATCCAAGTTTTGTATTTTCTATCTTCAGTTTCTGACGCTCTATATCTTACGTGCAAGAATGGTCTTTTAGCATTCTTACCTAAGATTTGGTCATACACAGAAGTAGAACCTGCTGGAACTAATAGTCCATTAACTACACCAGAAGATAAACCACCTCTCATTGTTGGGTCGTTTAAGTATTTCCAGTCTGACTTATAGAAATCATACCCTCTTCTGAATCCAGTGAATCCTAAGTTAAGAGCCATTTCTGAGTCATTGTCAAATAAACCATAAGAAGTACCACCCGCACCATAAGAGTTTTGTGCAGCTAACATATCATCAATATCAAAACCAAAGTCTCTGTTTAAGAAAATAACATTCTCTTCAATAGCACCTTGCTTATCTAATCTTGAAATAACTGTATCGAACTCAGTGATTGTAGATGGGTTACCACCTGACCATACATTTCCTCTATTCTCTACAACGTAGAAAATACCTTCAGAACCTTTACTACCGTAATCTGGGTTAAGAGTTGAATTAGCAACACCTGAACCTGCTTCTGCTGGAACTGCTTCAATCATTGCAGTTTCAAGATAATCGTCAAATCTTAATCTTGTTTCATGCTCTGATTTTAAATACCATAAATATCCTGATGCACCATTTTCTGTAGTTACTTCAACCCAGCCAATTTGAGCCATATCAGAACCGTTTACAGAATACTTATCTTTAATGATGATTGGTGAGTTGTCAAAGATTTTATCATCAGCTTCTAATGAACCATCCATTCCGTTAGAACCTTTCTTGAACTCAGAACCATAAATGAATACACTTACGTCTGCGTTACCTAATCCTGTACCAGCAGTTACTAAACCACCTGCTTCATAGAAAGCTACATCAAATTGATTGTTTGCTAAATCTACATCTGTAACAATACCTTTGTTTACACCTGTTCCACCATTTTGTGAAATAACAACAGTTTGTCCTTTTCTTACTGCTATACCATTTGAAGAAGTAAAAGCTGGAACGCCTGTGTCATTTACTTGAAACGTAGCTGAGTCAGCATTTACAATTGCTGCTGTACCTACGTCTTCATATTTAACGTGCAATCTTCCTTGCTCTGCCCATTTTACTAAGTCAGAATTTGAAGGAAGCTCTGCACCTACTAATCTTAGAAACGAACTTACTGTTCTGTTTCCGTATCTTTCAAACTCCTTTTCATAAGTATCAGGAAGATACTGATTTAAGAAGTCAAAGTTTGTGATATAATTTGTAGCCAATGGCACCTGTTGTGATGACGGCTGCAAATCAAATCCTGGAGTTGCGTCTACTTGACCTGCCATAATTTTAAATTTTTAAATTGTTTATATTATTTTTTACTTTTAATACGCAAACCTCGACCTGAGTCTTGATTTAACGCTCTAATTTGCACTCCATCCTTTTTAGCAATTTCTGGTGTTTTTCTATCACTCATGTTTACATTTTTAATTTTACGAGTGACATCCTCCGTTGCGTCTGAAAGTCCTTGCTCGTAAAAAAACTTTGCAAATCTTTCAGGATTTTGTGCTACAGTCAATGCTTTATGAAATCCTTGTGCGTCTTCAAGTAAACCATCTTTATTCAGAAATCTTGTAAAGAATTTATTTACATCTGAATTAGATTGTTTAACTTCATCCACATTAGTAGGCTTATAACTTACAACTTTGTCTTCTCCTAATTTGAAATCAAAACCTTTGAAATCATCGAAAACTTCATTGGTCTTTTTTAAAAACCAATCTCTTTTCTTGTTAGTCTCTTCCTCATAACTCTTTGACTCATTTATATATTGCTGATAAGCTTCAAGTGCTTCTTTGTCCTGTTCAGAAATCTTAGCCGAACTTGACTCAAGTGGCTCTTTATACATTTCTTTTTGTTCATTAAAAAACTTTTTAGCTTTAGCAATCGCTTTCTTCTTTGCTAATTTAATTTTCTTAACTTCTTTTTCCTCATCCACTTCTTCATCGTAATCAAATTCACTCATGAAAATATCTACATCATCTTCATCAATGGCTTCTTCAGTTGCTAAGTAATATTCTTTTAGCAAAGCTTCTTCATTCATAGAATTAAAATCTCTGTTTAATTTAACATAATCATTAATTCCACGACCTGTTTTCTCTTTATAGTCTAAATAAGCTGCAATATCTTCTGGTAAATCTTGATTCGATTCTTTACTATCAAACAACTGTTCAACAGAATCTATTTGCTTATCATATCTGTTTCTAATATATGAAAGAACGTCTTCCTCACTTAACTCTGAGGACTGAGCTGGAGTTTCTGGCTCAACAGTTTCTTCAACTTGCTTTGCCTCTGTCTCCTTTACTTCTTCCACTGGAGCTTCCTCCTGTGGTGTACCTTCTACTTTTTCAAGTAGTTCCTGCTCAACTTCTTGAACAGATTTTTCTTCTGCGCCATCTAAGGCTCTTACTTTTAATTCCATTTGATTTAATTTTTACAAAGTTAATAATAAATATCGTTCAAATTATTCACCTATTTTGGTTCAAATTCTGCTAAATCAAACCCATCTAATGAGTCTTCATTTGATTCAAACCTTTGAGGTGGCAAATTGTTTTTTCTCTGTGTGATTAATTGAGATTGCTCTGAGTTCTGCTGACTGATTCTATCTGACTTAGCTTTTTCTCTTGACTTCTCTCTATCTGCTAAACCTTTTTCAGACATATTTGCCAGCTGTTGATTATAATTAAACTCTTGTTGCATTAACTGGCTTTTTAACATTGCTTCATTCTTTTGCTTTTCTATTTCAAATGCAATCTCTGCTTGTTTTAATTGCATCTTACCTTGAAGTTCAGCTTGTTGTTTTTGTAAAGCAAGTTCTGCAGCCATTTGTTGAGACTGTAATTGCTGTTGAGCAATTATGGCTTGTTTTTGATTTGCCATCTCTTGCTCTCTTTCTTCTTTTTGCTTTCTCTTTAATTTTAATAATTGGTTGGCAAGTTTGATATTTTTAATTTCTCTTATATCTATAGCATCTTCTAAATTAATATCTTGTTTAGACAATGCCATTTGTATATTTTGCTCTAACTGAGCTTTCTCTTCTTCATCTGGAGCAACTTCAATGAAAATACCAAAGTCATATATATATAAATCTGATATATCATTTAAAATACTCACATTATATTTTCCAATTTTATTTACAAAATCATCTTTAAAATCTGAATACTCTAATATATCTGCAACTCTATATGTTAATGCTTCTGATAAAGTTCTATAAATATATAAACTACCATCTAAAATGTGACGAGTAGCTGTATTAGAATTTAATGCTGCTAGTTTTTGTAAACCAACTAAAGCATTAGGGTCTGGTGTTGAAGCATCTCTTGCCTCATTCAATCCAGTTACCGTTCTAATCATATTTAAATAATGATTATAATTACCAATTAACATTTGAGCTTTAGATGCTCCTGAGTTTGAAGTTAGTTGTTGTATTGGAACTCTTGCATTATTAAACTCTCCTTCTTGTGTATAAGACCTACCAATAACAGAACCTGTTTGGAAATATAATCTTAATGCATCTTCAGGATTATAAGCGTTACCTGTTCCTAAATCTACTTCATTTAGTCCATCAGCATCAATATAAACACCATCTGGGACAACTCTTGAAATTACTTGTTGTAGTTTCAGGTGAGTCATTTGAATTAAATCTGTAAAAGGAATCATTCTTCTTACTAAAGATTCAATCACTCCCTTATACATTCTTGGTGCTACAGCAACATAGTTTGGTAAAGCGTGCTGACTTGCAGACTTTGGTCTTACCATATTATGAGCTAACTCCCATTTTAATAAAATGTTTGTACCCATAACCATAACGCCATTATACCAAACGTCAATAGTTTTTTCTATCTTTTCAAATCTTCCTTCCTCCATCATTTCTTCTGGTGGGTTAAAAGTATCATCTTTTTCAATAACCTTACTTCCTCCTGTTTCTAATATCTTTTTCTTATAAACCATTTTCTTTGTAGT